TCACCATATTTAAAATTATCGTCAGACAGAGTCAATATTAAATTTTTAGCATAGTTGCTGTTGATAGGACTTAATAGATTTCCATCTTCATCCACTGGCAGATGTTTTAACAGATCTGGTCTCACAAATCTTGAATTATAAACAACTTTTTTGCCTGGTTCTCTGATTATACCTGCTTGTAGATCTTCCCACAATATCAAATTGTCTTTGGTGTAAGGTGCTGGCCCATACACTGTGTTCCACCAAGTGGGCTGCTCACTGAATCCCAACATTTCCCAAGGATGCGTGTGTGGTCTATCTGTATCGTAGGCTTGTTTGTATATGGCTCTCCAGAATCCCGGCAGTGGCGTGCCAGCAAATGACAGCATGTGTGAATGATTGTATGTGAAATTATTTGTGCGATCATAGAAAAAATTATCTGTGTAATCCAAAGTACCAGCCATGCTGTTCCATTTGATAAAATCAGCAGACATGGATTGATCAATATTGATCATTTGATATCCTGTGTTTCTGTTTTCTCCAGGAACAAAATCAAAAATATTTCTTATGTGTTTGTTGTGTTCTATTTTTATATTATTGTAAATTCTTTTTTCTAACTCCAATAATAAATCATCTCTATAATCGCCATATGCCACCATGATACTGCCGTCATGACCTTGGATCACATCCACTGGATCTAACAGTGTGTCATCTGTGTAAATTTCAGGTTTATATTTTGGATACAAACCTAATTTGGTAGGTGTGGGCGGTACATAATTGCCGTTGGTGCTCTCATATTCATATATTTCAACCAGATCATTCACAGCCAACCCTGTTTTAATCACACAAAAATTATCTGTGTTGAATTCATAATCTGTTTGATAATCCAATTGCTCACCGTTCAGATACACCTGTACTGCTTTAGTACTCAATTGAGTCATACTGAATGATTGAGTAAGAGCAAAATAAATGTTGCTGTCATCAAACACAGTGAATGTTAACTTTTTAGCAGCTCCATATGGCACCATATCGCTGAAATAAAAAGGCATATTGCTGTTTTTGTCTTTGTTGATGATCTTCATTATTTCATCCACATGTTCACGCACTGTGCCATCAAATCCTGATTTTTCAGCCACTTGTAAAAAAGTTTTTTTGAATTTGTCGTATTCTTTTTGAGCAAAAGCCACGGATTTGATCACATTCACTTGTTTTTCAGTCACATGATACAGAGATAAATTGATTGGAGCACTGTGCTGAACAAATTTTGTTCCATAAGCAGTTAAATTACCTAAATCTCTTAGATTATTGGATCCAGGATTAGCTCCTTGGAAAGTTTCCAATTGTTCAATGATACTGTCCACATGATTTACCACTTCTCCAAAAGTGAAATCATTAAGATTATCATTCAATGGATTGCTTTCTAAATTAATAGGTATTTCATAATAGCCATTTGCGTTTTTTATCGCACTGCTGTGTGTTTTCAGTATTATGCTCTGATCACTGTTGAGATCTGTATCAAGTCTCACATATAAAATATTATTGATGCTGACTGTTTCATATTCTTGAGAATTTAATAATTTGTTGTTCACATAAATTTTTAAAATTAAATCACTCAGTGAACCACTGCGATCATACACATCCACAGCAAAATCATTGGTTTGTTCCGTGCCAAGATATTGTCTAACAACCATTTGTTTGCTAAAATTTTTAGCTTTGGTCCAACCATGAACATTTTTGTAGGTAGTTCTATCAGTGTATTGTTTAAGAAAACCCACGTCAGTGGATTGATTCACAACGCTGTCTTCTGATTGATAACTGAAAGACTCTGAAAGTAAATTGAAATCAAATACTATGTCTCCCACATTGTTTACATTTCTATAAGACAAAGGAAATCCTAATTCTGAATCAGCAGTGCCAGATCCTATACGGTAACTAAAAATTTTATTGCCTAAAAAATTTGTGCTGAGGTATTTTACAGAATCTGAAAAACTATCACCTTCATCGTCAAACACGTCAAACAATGGAGTTTGATTTGCTGAAGTTTTAGCTTGTGCTTCTTTCCAAGAATCACCGTTGTAATAAAACATTTTGCCTTGATTCACGGCACCGCTGGCAACCAATACCACTTCATTCAGTAATGGAAGTGAATCTGCTGGCTCTATCAAAGAAATTTGTTTGTTGGTGGGATCTCCGTCACCACCAAAATTAATAATTTTAACTGTGAATATTCTATTTTTTACCAATATGTCTGTGTCAGCAGTCACTAATATTCTCATGCCATCCACTAGATCCACACCATCCACATTGTAGCCTGTGGCGCCTTCTATGTCGCTGAACACATCTTTGGTAAACGTGTCCACCACATCCACATAAGGTTTGGCCACGGTTCCGAATTTAAATAATTTTAATCCAGCATCAAATTCAATAATGGGTCTTTTGGCTCTTAAATTTTCATCCACTTCCAATGTGATATTGTTGTAATCTGCCACAGCTTGCAACACTGATTTGTGTACCCATTTGTTGGCTCTGGTCCATGGGTTTTTGTCCAATGAACTTTTTTTGATCACAATATAATCTTTAACATCAGCTGTGACATCTTCTATGTCATAGGTGTTTTTATCAAATCCTTCTTCATCAAAAGCTTCTAAAGTTTCATCAGCAATATCATTAGGTAATCTAAAATCTTGTTCATTGATTAATGTTATAGATTCTCCCACACCTTCCACATACCATTCATTTTGAGCGTATTTTTCTGGAGTTACATTGCCTTTGAAATTAATTTTCATTCCATTGGAAAGTGCAATTCCGTTGTTCAGTGTGAAATTCTTTTTGCCAATGATGTCTTTTTCCACATCTATTTGACTGTTTTCTTCCAGTAGAGCTATTTGTATCAATCCATAAGCATTGATATCATTTGAAGAAACATAATATAAAGTGTCAGGTGTATTGATACCCACTGTGAATGTGATTGTGCCTTGCTCTACATTCTGCTGATCCACTCCTTCATTGAACAAATAGTCATCTGATAATACTCTAGCAGTTCTGATGGAGAACGGCATGCCAGGAGTGTTGATTTCAAATTTATAAGTGACACCTTTGTATAATTTAATAGTGGAGTTTTGGGTGAGTCCATCTGGTGACAACACATAAGCATAATTGTCCAAGTTATCAGCCAATCGCACTGTGTAAGTGCTCTGTACTTGCTGTTGTGCTCCAGTGATAGTGATCAATTCAGGGCCATAGGTTAACCAGTAGTATTCCCTAAAATTTACAAACTTGTCCCAATCAATATTAGGATTCCAACTGTAATATTCTTGAGCATTCAAAGCACTGTGATTGTCCACATTGCCACCCAAACTTTTAATTTGATTGATGTAATCCACATAGTCTTTGTAAAACACAATATTGTTGAGATTGTCTTTTCTAACCACCACAGGTTCCAATTGATAATTTTGTCTGTCACTGGTCACTTCATTGATGTAATTGTCTGTGGCTGTGAATGCTTTGGCTGTTTTCCTACCATAGAAAGCACTGATTTTTTCCACTGTGCCTGGATTTAGTAATTGATCCAGTGTGCTGTATAAAAATTTTGAGTTGGTGGGTGTTCTAAAATATCTTGGCAATAAATTAGAAGTTTTTCTTTCAGTTTCGTTTTGTTTCCCTGCTGGTAATGGAAAATCTTCTTGATTATTATCGTAAGCCATTAGATACTCCCGTTGGAAGAAGCACTGTTAATACCTACATTAGTGTTTGGTGTGGAAGTGACCACTGATCCTGTGGATTTTAATTTTGAAGCAGTAATAGCATCGATTATTTCAACATCATCCACTGTGGCACCACTAATGAAAATTTCATCACTTTCAGATTTGATTTCAAATAGACTGCCGAATGATTGTGATGTTTGATCTGGCACTATCACAAACGTCACTATGTCTGGAGCCAATTGTGTCATTACATAAGTGCTGAGTTCAGAGAAATAAAAAGTATCTCCAAAATCCCAATTTTCTAGATCAAAATATTCATTCACTGCTTGAATCACTCTCACTTTAACATCATCGTCACTCACAACTTCATTGGAATTTTTTACCACTTTGAACACAGCTTGAAATTTAGCATCTGCTTTGTCACCAAACAATATTTTGTATTTGACTGGATGATAGATCACTTCATCACTGATGGATTTGATCAAATTAATATCTTTGCCAAAGTTTTGATACATGGCATCAGAACTCATGGGCAACGGTTTATCTTCAACGTCACCATCCAACCAAGATCTAAATTCGGTATCATAAGATCTGGTCAATAAGAATAAATCAATTATGTTGCTGGAGCTGGGATCTATTCTATTAGAATTATCAGTGCTGTGTACATATTGAAATTTTAATCCGTCACGACCAATAAATGCTTTGTAATCTCCCACCACACTCAAAGTGCCTTGAGACACATCCAACAATTTAAACACATCTGTGCTGGTATTGTAAAACACAGTGTCAGAATCGTATGAACTGTAAGATCCAATTTGATTTTCACTGTTGATTTCCACTATGTTTTCGCTGTTGGCATCCACATAATTAAAATCTTCCACTCCGTTGGTGATAATCTTTTTTTGATATATGTAATTGTTTAATTCAACCAAATTTTCAAAAGATTCAGGATTATCCATCAACCCATCATCATCTGAATCAAAATATGTGATTTCTATTTTTTTACTGTCCACATAGCCTTGAGCATCTCTGTATTCTGCCACCACTTGCCATGCAATATTGTCCAGCAATGGTGTCAATACTCCTGGAGCAGAATTAATGTTTAACACTGTGATTTTGTCTTTGATTATTTTACCAGTGTTGGTGTTGTAATTTTTATCGCTGCTGTCGTAATAGAATCTTATTTCTTTGTCACTTTCAAACACATATCTTACACCTCTGTAGGTCACAGTGTACAATTCTGTGTCAGTGGTAAACAGCAATAACCAGCTGGCATCCAATTGTTGATTGCTGATATCACCTGTTTTACCCATGCTGAAATCACTGTACACATTTAGATTGTTCTCATCAATCACAGCCCAATCTCTAGTGCTCACATCATATCTCAATCCAAATGTACTGTTGGCAAATATTTGATCCAACATTTCCAATTTGGTATCTGATGATAAAAATTTTGTAAATTTAGGCACAATCTGTGTCAATATGGCATCTGTGGGTATGATATCATTGAATATGATAGGTCCTGAATCATCATTTTGTATCAGTGTGCCGTTGTCGATCACATTCACCACATTGGTCCATCGCACAGTGCTGTCTCCCAATTCTGAAGGAGTGCCTGTGGCTAATTCACCATCCGCTGTGAAATATTTTCCGGTTGGAGCAACAAATTTACACTGTGCTCCAATTTCTAAATATTTTAACACACTTTCTGTGAAAGATCCCACTTCTAATTTGTTTGCGTCATCATCTGTGAGATAACCTGTGGAAATGTTGCTGTTGGCTGTGGACTGATTCCAAGAAGCCACAATATCTGTAATGATTATTTCAGCAAAATTATCCAAATAAAAATTAAATAATTTTTTATCACTCAACAATGGTTCAATTGAATTGTTGATAATGCCTTCAATATCAGTTCTACTCACATAACTGAAAGTGATACCGTTGTTGATAGTTTCTTTGTAAATTATACCATCGTTACCGTAAAGATTTGTGCTGCTGTACTTGCCTGTGGCATCCAACAGATCAAAATATCGCGATATGCCGCTGGATATTCGATTCACTGATTTAATTTTGATAATCTCTTGATTCACAGCTAGAGGAGCCACATTGTAATCTTCTCCTGTGATCATTCTGTTCTGTGTGTAATAAGTGGAAGGCGCATTGGTTTTGATGGAATCATTTGATTCAGAATTGGTAGCATTGTCTATGGTATATTGTAATCCTAAACTAATAGTCAATGTTTCATCTTTGCCGCTGGCACTCACGTACGGAATGGCAATCTGAATGTTGGTCATGTCAGCAGGCACAATTTTAAATTGTCTATTGTCGCTGGTTCTGTAATAGATTCTAAAAGCACCTTTGGGTAAATTACCAAATGTTCCATCAGCAAATTGCAAATTGATTCTGTCTTCGGTTCTGGTGATCACACTGTAGATATTTCTGATAGATTTAGCAGTGCTGTTGTAGATCACATTGTTGCCTTCAGTAGCACTCACTTTGGTCCATAATTCTGTTTCATTGCTGTTGGTGTCCAATTGATACAACCAAACGTCTGACTGATTGATGTTGGTGGCATCCACTCCCACCACTTGATTAGGCACTGATAGATCCACAGTGAAATCTCCTTGTTGCAATGTGCCTTGTCTAAAATGAAAAAAGAATCCAGTGTTGCTGCTGGCGTTGCCTCTGCCGTCTTCTTTGTAGACGAATTGAAGTTTGTTGGTGGGCAGTGGAGATAATTCTGATAATTCTCCATCGTTCATGTCCACGCTCACTATTTCGAACACAGTGTTTCTGCCATCTATGTTTTTGGAAAAAGTGAATACTGGAACTTCTTGCAGATTGGAATTGAATTGATACAATTCTGTGGGAATACCGTTCACTGTGTCTATTTTGTTGGGTCTGCCCACTTTGGCTGTAACAGGCAGCACTGCGTTCAATACTTTGACAAACTGTTCATACCAATCTTCATTGCTGGGATCATTCCATATGATGGTTTGATTGGCAAGATTAATATTGTTGCTGTCTATAATTTCTTCTGTGGTGCTGATAGCATCCACTTTTAACAATCCATTGGCACACTGATTTCTTTTGGCGTTGTAGCTCAGCAGTCTAGCAAGACGCAGTACAGATTCTCTTCTCTCTGCTAATTCTATAAAGTTTTCTCTAGCATTCAGATCGATTCTAAAAGCAATGTTTTGTCCCAAGAAAGCAATCAAATCAATCAGGGCAAGATATTCACTGCTCTCCAAATAATCATTGAAATCTTCAGGATAATTTTGTCGCAGATAATTGATCATGGATCTGCGTAGATTGTCAAAATCGTAACTTTTGAAATCAGCGTTTCTAAAACTCTGATAGACTTTTTTCCAGTCCTCTGCCAGCAATAATCTGTTTAATCTATCTGTGGATGACATAAGTTTCCATTGTATAGACTTATTTATTAGGTTTGATTAAATGCTCAGTTAATTCTAGCTGATTAAACCTTGACTTTCATCAAATTTCAAACGCATACTTTCAGATATATTGTAGGTAAGATAGGTCAAATCACACTCGATCTGTATGCCGCTTTCATAAGTATCCACAGTGACCGAATTAACCTGCACTCTAGGATCATAATTTACAATCTGAGTGACATTTTCAATAATAGCCTGCTTCATGCCTTCTGTGAGAGGTTCAAATAGTGCGTCCCAAATAATGGTGCCAAACTCAGGATTTTCTAACTTTTCTCCCTGACGGATGTGAAAATTATTCAACAAATCCTGTTTGATCAAAGCAATATCATACAGATTAAAACTGGTGGCATTGGGATTCACTGTGCTGATGCCTTTGTAGGCTCTAGCACCCAAAGGACTGTTGGGAGTTTTTTTGGATTTGACCACTATGTCTTTGTATAATTTTTTTTCTTGTGTGCTCATATGAATATTTATTCGTTAATTTTTTGCAAATGTGTCATTTATTTGATTGAGAGAAGAATCGATAATATTACTAGGATTTTCCCTATCTGTTAAATCACTGCTGACATTATTAGGATTTAAGTTCTCATGCTGTGGCCAAGGTTCATGCTGTGGCACTCTTTTCATAATACTTTCTGTTTCAGGCAGAACAAAGGTTGTCAAATTGCTCACGCTGATAGCACTGGTAGCACTGGTGCTACCACTTCTAGAGGAAGGTGTGGTGTGATCTGTTTTGCCATCAGCTTTGACTGTGTGACTGTCACCTCCCAGCGTGAAAAAATAATCTGTTCCAATGTTTTCATGCAGTTGACTACCCACTGTGATATAACCATTGCTGTTAGCTTTTAACGATAATTCAGCACTTTCAATATTTGTATTCAAAGCAGATTTAATATTAACGTTTCTGCCTGCTTCTATGTTCACATCTCTATCCGCTTTAAAATTAAAATCTTGTTTGGTATGAATACTCACACTGTCTTCAGCATAGATATCAATTTTTCCATTGGCTGTTAATTCCACCCACGTGGTGCCTTTTGAATTGCCAATGTAGATCAGATCTTCTGAATTGTGCAACAATATTTGATGACCTGTTCTGGTTCTAATACGCACCAATTCATTGTGAGGTATGGTTTCATCTGCTGGAGTTACATCGTCTGTGATTTTATTCACATATTCTGATGGTCCTGTGGCTGCTGATGTCTTGCGTAAAAATTTGTCATCACCATCATCCATCACAATGCTGCTGCCACCCAGTCTAGAATAGTATCTGCCACCTTTGCCTCGAGTATTGCCACGTTTGTCCAAAGGTCCTGGAGTGCTGACTCCAAACACGCTGCTGGGTGCTTCACGTCTAGCACTTGATGTGGTCAAGCCTCTGGTTTCATCTTCTAACAATCCTTGATTGTTGAGTATGTCCACAAACTGCTGATTGATGGGTTTTAAATTTTTAGTGGAATCTGTGAGATTTCTCAAATTCACCAGCAACTCTTTGTTGTATTCACCCACTGGTAATTTTTTGCCAATCTGTGCGGGATCTTCATTAGTGTCGGTAAATGTGGTGGCCGCTCTACCATCTGGCAACATAAAGTTTTGATTTTCTGCCTGCACACAACCGAACCAATAGCCTTTGTTGATGTTGCCTTCCACAAATATCACCAGCACTGTGTTGCCCACATCAGGTGGTATAAACCACATGCCGTAGCTCTGTTGGCTGCTGGCATAGTCGTGATTTTTGGTCACACCATCATAGTTGGTTACTCCATAAAACGGACTTAGATATCTCACCTGCACACGCTGATTGGGTTCCAATGAATCCATGCCGGGGTCGTTGGATCTTAACAGTTCCACTTCCAGTGTGCCTGAATACTTGCTGTCCAAATGACTGGTAACTCTAGCCTCGTAAGGACCAGGATTTTTCATTGTTAAATTTTTGCTGGATCTTTTATCTATAGAAAACATTATGCACCTGTGATATCAATTGTTGGAGTATTATCTTTTTCTGATTCACCTATCACCAATGACGAACCTTTGGTTGCTTGCTTTTTAACTTCTTGGTTGGGAATTCTAGCCAGTTCTAGTTCCTGTCTAAAAACGCCATTTTCAAAAATATTTTCTATCTGTACCACTTGGAAAACTCCACTGAACTGCGAGAGTTTGACAAAATTTTTATTCAGTTGACTGGCCGTATCTTTGAATATCATCTGACCATTGCTGGCATAATCGATGGGTGTGCGGAAATTCAACACCACAAACACTCCAGCAAACGTGGGTTCCATGCTGCCGTCTTTGTTGATAAATTTAGGATTATTTGTTTTGGGATCTATTTCTATCTGTGAATAATAATTGCCAGTGCCGCTGTCACCAATAAAATATGGGTCGCCCAAAATGGTCAAATTTGCTTTGACAAAGGCTATCTGACCTGTGGTTATAAAATCATGAAATTCCAAAGCCATTTTCTGTTCAGTGCTCAATTCTCCCACCGATTCCATAGTATTTTTGATAGGACTATAAAAATAATTGGTGGTGGATTGTGCTGATGCAGTATTGCTGTCAGCTGTGTCGCCTTTGCTGTCGTCAATTTGTGATTTTTTTTCTTTTTCCGATTTAGATTTTTTGTTGGGATCTTCTTTGGAATCTGCTTGATCACTGGGCAGTTGAGCCAATAATGAACTATTAATCTGTATATCAAACTTTAAAACATCTAAATTTTTTCCTGTAAAAAGATAATCATATTCTTTCACCACAAAATTATTGATTTTTACGGTGTCGGTTTTAACATTGGGTTTCACAAACAAAGATTCATGCACCATGTGTTCTATCACATCAAACACAACCAATCTAGCATAAGCTCCAGTTTTTTCTAAAATTTCGTCGTCCTTGATTAAAAAAACTCGAGGAACCACTTTGAACCATTTTTTAAAACCGTTGGCATCACTGTCTGCCAACAAAAATTTTGTGTAATCGCTGTAGAGTATCACGTTGGTTATGATGTTTTCTATGGATGTACCTGCTTTGAATGACAACTCTCCCAGTCTTTGATTGATTATTTTTTGTTTGGTTATTATTTTCTTTTTGCTGTCATAAAATTTTTTATCATCATCATTAAGCACATTTTTTAATTGATTGTCAGTGAAATTCATCAAAGACTTGCCTATGTCATTCATGGAAGCATATGACTGTTCATAGGAAATGCTGCTGGGAGTGCTGAGCACTTGTGACCCCGTGCCCACCAATTGTGTTCTCTGTTCATTGGGATCATATGTGGCTTTTTGATCTGTGAATGCAGTTCTTTGACTTTGCTGATTCAATTGATCCAATTTGGGAAAATTTATAATGATGTCATCTATCACTGTGTATTTTTTATCGCCTTTGTTTTTGGCTTTTTTGTTTTTGTTAAGTTCTTCTTGTAGGCTGTTTTGTAAGAATTGCTGCACAGTGGTGCCTCTGATGGTGACATCAGTGGTCAATGATTGCACACTGCGACGCATACTATATTCAGATTGTGCCACAGCATCCACTTGATAGGTAGCACCTGCTTGATCCGCTGAAAAATTTATACCCGTGAATGATATAGGCAAAATTCTTTTGGTGGGACGGTTGTTTTGATCTGTGATGTTCACTGTCTTATTGCTGAGATCTGTGCCCACAAATTCCATGATGAGACAAAAAGGCGCTTGACTCCAATTTTTATAACCTGCCTGGGCTCCTGCAGCTTTGATAGTCTCTATAAAAGTGCCCATGCTGTAGGGCTCAAACACAGAGAAAGTCACTTTGGTGGCATTGGTCATGCTTTTTTTATTGGGTGACATCACTGTTTGAATTTGAACATTGTTGATAAAATATTCTCTAGCAATTCTTGAGTTAGATCCTCCACCATTGAAATCCAGATCATACAATGTTTTATATTTGGAAGTTCCAGATCCACCACTGCGTAAAATGGTCACCGTGGGAGATTTTACACGCAATCTATAAGGAAAATTCAGTTCTTCTGGAGTGAGACAGGCCAGAGTGAATATAGTATTAAATGAATTATAATTGTGTAGAGGGTTAGGAATTTTATTGGGAAACAACACAGTATTGTTGGCATCGTATGTGGACCTTTGAGCATCATCTGCTGTGTCAGAACCAAAAGTATCTCCTGTTGATCTAACCAGTATATTATTGCGAGTATCTACAGGCATGAATTATATTCCTAAAGATTGTCTTAATTTAGGTCCTTGAGGAAGATAAATTTTTACACCTGCAACTAAATCATATATGGGATCTTTGATTGTGTCCATATTTCTTTGTGCAAACACCCACCATAATTTTGAAGATCCGTACAAATCATAGGCTAATAAATCTGGTCTGTGAGTATACTGTACTCCCACGGTGTACAACACATCATCAGTGGTGGCTGGAATGGGTCTGATGGACAACAGATCCAAATATTGATCATTCACTATGGGTGTGGCTGTCCAAGGACTTTCTATTCTGTAATTTGCCATTAGATGTATCCTCCGTCACCTTTAATGTAATTGCCTTTGACAAAATCATTCATATTAAATTGTGATATGGCAGTTCTGCTGTATTGTGGCATCAATTGCACAGTAAGCTGACTCTGTGCTGGTGCCCAAGCAAAATTTTTATATGTGGGATCATCGAAATCTCCTTGCACTTCTCCGTTGAGTCCACAACTGACATAGTCCACATCTTGAGGCAATTCTACGTTAAAACTTGTGACCACCACAGGCACATTTTTAAAAACAAAATCGCCGTAGCCATTCAACAGCACCACTGGTGGTGGTGATCCTGCGTCTGTGCTGGCTTCACCATAACGCATCTTTGTGACACTTCTCAAATAATGCACTGCTGCCACCCAATATCGCGCTTCCAAACCGTTCTGCACAAAAAAATCACCATTGATTTGAATGTTGTCCACGGTGCTGTAGTTGAAAGAATTCATTGCATAATTTGTATGAGTGGGATTGGTAGGAGTATAATTGGCTGTGTGACTCATAATGATACTGGGAGTGTATGGAAAAACCAAACCACCAGTGCTGAGCAATGGCAACAAAAAACTGTTCTCTTTGAAGTTGTCTGGCACACTCAATTTCACACGCCAATCTTTTTCACCAGGCTTGCTGGCTGATTCGCCCTGCGTGAATGTCTTCAATGCACCTATACCGTCTTTTGGTAAAAATTTAGATCTGAGAGCAGAACCAAATTTTGCTGGATTGGCAAAATCTACCACTGTGGCTGCTGCTTTGCTCGCAAAACCTGTGATACTGGCATCACTGCCCAGAAGGTTAGACACAGAGCTCTGTGCATTTTTTTGAGAATACTGATTTGATAAATCTGCCATAAGTCAAATATATCAAGTATTTATTGACAAAATTAACTGCGTAGTTTATACTGAAGGCTAATTACAAAGGAATTCAATGAAAAAAATCAACTATCTAAACAACAAAGATCTGTTGGAAGAGATACACAAATCCAAGAACAGCTATTGCAGCTACACCAAAGACGAGCATCATAGATACGATGCTATTGTGTCATCTTTGGAACGTATCAATGTGAGAACCATAGCAGAAGCCAAACGTGCTAGAGCTAAAAGATTAGCTCAGGAAGAATTTGAAAAACGCAAAGCAGTGGATCCAAAAGTTAAATTGTCTGAGTGTGAAGTGGATTATAAAAAAATTAAAAAAGAAGACTTGGTGTTTAGAGTGATGACTTATGAACACATACCCAATGAACCAGGTCGTAAAAAAAATCCTAAGAGTTCTGCAGATTCAAAAATCAAAGTGAACTTTCCTGCTTTCCAACATTGGAAGTATGATGACAAAGACAATCTTGTGTGCGTGGGCAAGAGTCATTGGGAGGGTGGCATGCACAATGGCAAATTTAACAAAGAAGGTGGCAAACCCACTGCCAAGTTGGCCATGATGTGGATGAAACTGTGTGAACGTTATGCTACCAGAGGCAATGTGAGGGGTTACACCTACAATGATGAAATGCAAGGACAAGCCATACTGCAATTGACACAGATTGGATTGCAATTTGATGAATCAAAGTCCAACAATCCATTTGCTTATTACACAGCAGCAGTGACCAATTCATTTGTGAGAATCATCAATATCGAAAAAAGAAATCAAAATATCAGAGATGATATTATGGAAATGAACGATATGATGCCCAGCTTCACTAGGCAAAACAAAGAGGCTTATGAAAAAGCCATTGACAGAGAGTTTAAAAAGAAGTCCTAATAGATTGACTTATTTTGGTTTTTAATTTAAAATGTCAATTTGAAGGAAAAATTTGAATGTTTAAAAAAGCAGCAGTGTTCACTGACATACACTTTGGTTTGAAAAGCAACAGTGTGATACACAATCAAGACTGTGAAGAATTTGTGGATTGGTACATAGATCAAGCCAAACAAAACAATTGCGAAACAGGTATATTTTGTGGTGACTGGCATCACAACAGAAATTCATTGAATTTGATGACCATGGACAGTTCTATCAAATGTTTGGAAAAACTGGGCAAAGCATTTGAAAAATTTTATTTCTTTCCTGGCAATCACGATCTGTATTACAAAGACAAACGAGATATTCATTCGGTAGAATTTGCTAGATTTATTCCAGGCATCACTGTGATCACAGAAACCACCACTATAGATGATGTGACTTTGGTACCTTGGTTGGTGGGTGATGAATACAAACAAATTAAAAAAATCAAAAGTAGATACATGTTTGGGCATTTTGAGTTGCCACACTTCTTAATGAATGCCATGATAGAGATGCCAGACACTGGATTGATACAAACTGGTGACTTTGTGAATCAAGAATATGTGTTCACAGGACATTTTCACAAACGTCAAACAGCAAAGAACATACATTACATAGGCAATCCCATGCCACACAATTATGCTGATGTGAATGATGATCAACGAGGCATGATGATCATGGAACATGGTGGTGCTCCCAGATATATCAATTGGTACAATTGTCCTAGATATTTGAAAGTTAATCTCAGCGAATTGTTGAATGATGCCAAAAATATTATCAAACCCAAAATGCATTTGCAAGTCACATTGGACATAGACATCAGTTATGAAGAAGCCAGTTTTATCAAAGAAACTTTCATAAAAGATTACAACTGCAGAGAAATTGTGTTGATTCCAGGTAAAAAAGATGATGAGTTGACCAGCACATTGGATATCACACGTTTTGAATCTGTGGATGAAATAGTCAGCAAAGAGATCAATGCCATAGAATCAGACAGTTACAACAAAAACACACTGCTGGAAATTTACAGAGATCTACAATGATAAAAATCAAGAGTCTAACAGTTAAAAATTTCATGAGTGTGGGCAATCA